CGGCGTCACCGTCACCAATGTGGACACCGGCGCTCGCACCATCGCGCTGCCTACGTCCTCGATCATCGGCCTGGTGGACACCTTCACCGAGGGCCCGGGCGTCAGCGCCAAGGCCAACGACTTGCTGCTGATCACCAGCGAACGCGAGGCCATTGCCGCCTGGGGCCCGAACGCGGCCATCACCAAGGCCTGCCAGGCCATCTACCAGCGGGCCAAGGCGGTGATCGTCGCCTGTGGCGTGGCCAAGGTGGACGATGCCGAACAACAGACCTCGGCGATCATCGGCGGCGTGCTGGCCAACGGCAAGCGCACCGGCCTGCAAGCGCTGCTGGACGGCAAGAGCCGTTTCAACGCCCAGCCACGCCTGCTGGTAACCCCCAAGCACAGTGCCACCCAGGCGGTCGGCACCGCCCTGGTGGCCCTGGCGGACAAGCTGCGCGGCCTGGCCATCATCGACGGCCCCAACACCACCGATGAAGCGGCCATGGCCTACGCCAAGAACTTCGGCGCCAAGCGTGCGTTCATGGTCGACCCGGGCATCCAGCACTGGGACACCGCCGCCAGCGCCACCGTCGATGCCCCGGCCTCGGCCTGGGTTGCCGGCCTGTTTGCCTGGACCGACAACGAGTACGGCTTCTGGGCTTCGCCTTCGAACAAGGAATTCGTCGGCGTCACTGGCACCACCCGGGCCATCGAGTTCCTGGATGGCGACGAGACCTGCCGCGCCAACCTGCTGAACAACGCCAACATCGCCACCGTGATCCGCGACGCCGGCTTCCGCCTGTGGGGCAACCGCACGCTGTCCAGTGATGCGAAATGGGCATTCGTCACCCGCGTGCGAACCATGGACATCGTCATGGACGCGATCCTCTATGGCCACAAGTGGGCAGTGGATCGCTCCATCACCGCCACTTACGTCAAGGACGTCACCGAGGGCCTGCAAGCCTTCATGCGCGACCTGAAGAACCAGGGCGCGATCATCAATTTCGAGGTCTATGCCGACCCCGAGCTGAACACCGCCAGCCAGCTGGAGCAGGGCAAGGTGTACTGGAACATCCGCTTTACCGACGTACCCCCCGCCGAGAACCCGAATTTCCGGGTCGAGGTCACCAACCAGTGGCTGGCCGAAGTCCTCGATAAAACTGCTTAAGGAGCCTCAGCAATGGCAATGATTCCCGAAACCCTGGCGAACATGAACCTGTTCGTCGATGGCATCAGCTTTCAAGGCGACGTGCCGAGCCTGACCCTGCCCAAACTCACCCTCAAGACCGAGGAACACCGAGTCGGTGGCATGGACATGCCCATCGAACTGGACATGGGCATGGAAAAACAAGAGGCCGGCTTCACCACCACCGGTGTGCGCCGCGAATCCCTCAAGCTGTTCGGACTGACCGACAGCAGCGCCTTCAATGGTGTGTTCCGTGGCGCCTTCAAAGGCCTCAAGGGCAAGACCACGTCGGTGATCGTGACCCTGCGCGGCCTGCTCAAGGAAGTCGACATGGGCGACTGGAAGTCCGGCGACAAGGCCGAGATCAAGCACAACGTCGCCCTGAGCTACTACAAGCTGGAAGTCGACGGCCGCCTGATCTACGAGATCGATGCCCTGGGCATGAAGCGTGTGATCAACGGTGTCGACCAGCTCGCCGCCCAACGTTCGGCCCTGGGCCTGTAAGGAACTCCCTCGATGTCACAAGCAATCAATGGCACGCCGTCCTGGATGGTGTTGAGCCCCGAGAACGTGGTGATCAGCCTCAGCAAGGCGGTGTCGATGAACGGCGTGCAGTGCGACAAGCTCACCCTGCGAGCCCCCACCGTGCGTGATATCCGCGCCGCCAACAGCGCGGCGGCCGGGGATGACGAACAGCGTGAGCTGATGCTGTTCGCCAGCCTGGCCGAGGTCGGCAGCAAGGACCTGGAGGGCCTGACCCTCAAGGACTACCAGCGCCTGCAGGCCGGTTATTTTCGCCTGGTGCAAGACGACGAGCTTTGACCCGGCGGTGATGAAGGTGGCGGCGAAGCGGCTCGCCAGCGAGCTGCATTTTTGCGCTGAGGAAATCATGACCATGCGCTTTAGCGACATGGTCTGGTGGCTCACGGATTGAGCCTGTCACCACGGGGGCGTCAAATGGCGAATAACGAGCGGGTATCGACAGTGATAACGATCGGCGGAGCCCTGGGCTCGACCTGGGATGCCGCGGTCAAGACGGTGGAGGGCCGGATCAAGGAGCTCGAAGCACAGGCCGGCAAGGCCCGGGTACTGGAGAAGGCCATCGGTGAAACCCAGCGCCTGCGCCGGGAGCTGAACCTGGCCCGAAAACAGGGCGCGGCTTCGGCCAGTGAGTTGCAGGCCGAGCTGAACAGCAGCCTGGACGGGCTGCGCAAACAGGGCATCCAGGTGCACAAGCTGCGCCAGGAGTACCAGGCCCTGGGCCGCGCGGCCCGGGGCCTTGAGCTCAGGGCCAGGGGCCAGCAGCAGATCGTGCAGGGCAAGGCGGACCTCAAGTCCAGCTACGAGCTGGCGAAGAAAGCCGTGGGAGCGCTGGCGGTGCCGGTCAAGATCAACGCCGACTACCAGGCGACGATCCGCGACATCGCCATCAAGGCCAATATCGCCAATACCCCGCAAGAGGCGCAGCTGGCACGCAATGTCCTCCAGGTTTCCCGGGATTCCGGGCTGGGTCGCGGCGAGGTCACCAGCCTCATCGCCGGGATGACCGCCAATGGCACGTCGTTGGACAAGGCCCAGCAGTATGCCGGGCTGGCGGCCAAGTTCGTGGTTGGCCAGGGGGCCGGCGTCGGTGACACCGCGACCCTGATCCGGGCCCTGGAGACGCAGGCCGGGATCACCGATCCCAAGACCCTGGAGCGGGCACTGGAGGCGATGGCCCTGCAAGGCCAGGCGGGCAACTTCGAGGCGGCCGACATGGCTCGCTTGCTGCCCGACCTGCTCAAAGGCGCCAAGGACATGAAGCTCACCGGCATGGATGCGGTGAGCCAGGTGGGGTCGATGCTGCAATTGCAGATGTCGACGGCCAACGGCGCCGATGAGGCGGCCGGCAACCTGAAGAACTGGATGGGCCAGATTCGCTCACCGGCCACCGCCGCAGCTTATGCCAAGGCCGGCATCGACTATGAGGGGTCGCTACAGACCGGCCTGAACAAGAGCATGTCGACCCTGGAGGCGAGTTTCGCCCTGGCCATGAAGTACATCCAGGTCACCGACCCGGCCAAGGCCGCGAAGATGACCGCGGCCCAGGCGCAGATCAGCCAGCAAACCGATCCGCAGAAAGCCCAGGCGATGCTGGCCGACCTGGCGCAGTCGCTGCGCGGTGGCGACCTGTTCACCAGCCTGCAGGTCAACGCGGCTTTGCAGGCTTACGCCCAGGGCCAGGATGGGTACCAGAAGCTCAAGCAGGATTCATCGACGGCCTCCGGTGTGCTGGACAAGAACCAGGCCGAACGCCGGGGGACGTCGGCGCAGATCTGGAACGAAGCCGATGGCGCGGTCGACAACCTGCAGCAGGCGTTCGGCCAGGCCCTGATCCCGGCCACGGACCGCTTGGGCCAGAGCATCACCTGGCTGGCGAACGGCATGACCGACCTGACCCACCAGGCCGCTCCGGCGGTATTGGGGGTGACGGTCCTGGCCGGCAGCCTGTTGGCACTGAAGAAGTTGCAAGCGGCCTACACCCTCGGCAAGGGCCTGTTCAACGTGGCCCGTGGCTCGATGATGGGCAACCCGGACTTCATCCAGAAGGTGCTGGTCACCAACCCGGGAGCCCTGGGTGGCGGTGATTACGACAGCGACATCAGCCGGGACAGGAAAGTCGGCAAGGGGCGCAGAGGGGGGCGAGGTGGAAAAGCCAAGGGCGGCCCTGTCGGCAAGACCGTCCAGAAGCTGAAGGATTTCTTCGGCTCAGGCAATGCGGGCAATGCGGGCAAAGCAGGCAAGGGTGCCCGGGTCCTGGAGGCAGGAATCTCGGCGGTTAAAAATAGCGGCAACCTGATCAAGCCGCTGATCAAGGGCGGCAGCGTTCTGTCCGTGGCCGGGGCTGTTTTTCAGGCTGCAGACACTCACCAGAATGCCAAGACCCGGGACGAGAAGGCCGAAGGTTATGGCAAGGCTGCCGGAGGCTTGGCCGGCGGCGTTCTGGGGACCGCGGCAGGTGCAGTAGCCGGTGTTGCCGCCACGGCGATGACCGGTGCCATGATGGGCTCGGCGGTACCGGTACTCGGGACGGTCGTCGGCGGCATCGTTGGGGCTGGGG